TAGTGCTGCCACTTGCTCTGCATGAATTTTAATTGTTGTATAACACATAATATATATATTAATTAATACTCAGTTAATATAAGGGCACCTGTCAAAGAACACAATTCGAGGCAGGTGATGACCAATTAAAAACCTCGTACAGGCACCCTTATTTTAATAAACATCATTACTCATTCCACATTTTTCTCTCCACTTCCATCCAGTTATTCTAACCTCAATGTTTTGTGTTGATTTTATTTGACTCTTTATACGAGATATTAAAAAACTATCCTCGTTTAACTCCTTTACGTCAATCCCCACAGATGTTGTTACATATGTACCTTCGTTCTTTTTTTGAGTATCTTTTCTCACACCCCTCACCATTCTCCACGTATTCCACTCATACTCAATTTCAAGATGCCATATTTGTTTTCTCATACCTTCTTTTTTATTTTACCTATAAAGCAAAGGTCTATCGTCTTAACTTTAGTAAATAAATCTTTAGCACCAGGTCTAGTTGCCATCTCATAAAAATCCCAACCCTTTACTTTGTCTATACACTTGTCATGAACCATTTCCTGTAGGTCTTCCTTTTTTACCTCAACCCAATAATCTTTCGTTTCAAAAGCAAATCCATCTGCTTCTCCATACAGCCAACCCTTCTTGCCTAACACGTTTTTAAACTCTACAAAATGTATATTCTCATTGTCTTTTTTAATAGCCTTTACATCTATCTTTATACCATTAATTTCTAAATCCCAGTGTTCACTATAATCCTCTTCTTCAGTAGGCCACCTCACATTTTTATACAATTTAGCGTATTCTTTTTCAGCACGCTTACCCCTTCTTAAATCTTCACGTTTCTTTTCTTTACTCTTGTATTTCATGGAACTTAGTTAACTCCCTTTGGAACCTAAGCCCCAACACACCAGTACCTATATTTCTTCCTTTAGCAAATATAATTTCTGCCAAACCCTCTGTGCTATTACCCTTATCATCCTGCGTTATACCATAATACTCTGGTCTATATACTAAAACTACAACATCAGCAGCCTGCTCAATCTCCCCTGACTCCCTTAAGTCTGCTATTGTTGGTCTACTTTCAGACCTTTGACCAACACCTCTATTTAATTGGGATAATGCTATAATAGTTACATTTAATTCTTTCGCTATATTTTTTAATGCCCTAGCAACCTCTGACACTTCCTGCTCTCTGCTCCTCCCCTTTTTATCGTTAGATACGAGTTGTAGGTAGTCAACCATAAATAACTTAACCTTCTTGGTTATAACATATTGTCTTATCCTGTTAAGAAGGTATTTGAGGGAGGAGGAGGAGCATTCATCAACATACAGGGGCACTCTTTCTATTCTTCCTACACTTTCATGTATTTTACTTAATTCTGACTGGTCTAATGTCCCTTTCATTATCCATTTATTGTCTATTCCTGAGTCAGAAGACACCAGTCTGCTTAGTAATTGTTGTGAACTCATTTCATATGAGAACAAACAGGTGGGGGTTTTACCATAAAAAGCACTATTAAATGCGAAGGCTAAAGCAAGAGAGGTTTTACCCATAGAACTAGCACCCCCAACGATGACCAGGTCTGTCTCTTGCCAGCCTCCTGTAAATTTATCAAGACTCTCAAATCCTGTTGTTACACCATTGAGACCCTCGTTATTCATTTTATGTTCTATACTTTTAAGAAGACCAGTTAATTGCTCTGAAACCTCAACAATACCATCTTTACTCACATTACCTATCTTACCAACCTCTTGTTCTACAAAATCAACGATAGCAAAAACATCTTCACCATCATGAAGCATCTTAGATATTTTATGATTCATATCTAGAAGTTGTTCTTTTTTCTTTTTCTCATTAAGTATGAGTATACAGGTTAATGCCTGTGTTTGCATATATGCCTCCTCCTGATACATTTTGGCCAAGTCATAGGTTAGGTTTTCTCCTTTACCTGATATAGTTTGGTTTAAACTTATCAAATCCACCTTATTGCCTGCCTCTAACTCTTCAGATATATAGTTATATATCTTTCTATTTTTAAGGTCTTCAAACAAGTCACTACTTAACAGGGAGTGATTGTTATAATACTCTTGAGGATTGTTTATTAACTTTCCTATTAATGTTCTTTCTATTTGTATATTATCTACTGACATTTGTAAATGTTGGTGTTTTATATTTAGTTTTTTCTTGTTCTGCCCTCCCTATAACTTCATTTCTCCAAGCCTTCTGAAAAATCCAAGTTGCAGGGTTTTTTCTATATTGTTTATCTGGTGTTGATTTAACATATATATCTACCATCTTTAATGCTTCTTTCATGTCTGATATTGATAACTTCTTCCACTTCTTTAAACAATCATCTCTATTTATCTTTTTATCATACCTATCCCAAAACTCATTAAACATATCCATCTTCTCAGATAGTATCTTTTCACTAGGTTTAGTAGAACCATTTTCCATTGTTGCGTCTCTAAATGTGTTAGCAACCCTTTTAAAAACCCCACTAGCAAAACTTTCAGTTGGGTATATCTCCTCATGTTTTCTAGAGGATATATAAAAAACTATTTTCTTCCCATCTAAATAGTATTGGTCTATCTTATTGCTTTCTATAAATGAGTCTGTGTTTACTTTTATTAACATAGTGATTCAGGTTTTGTAGAAGGGGTGCTATTAACCAAACACCCCAACACAAAAAATAAAAAATGAGTAATTAAAATGGTAGGTTATCACCATTCTTTGATACTGTCTCTTTTTGAGGTTCAGGTTTAAAATCATTAATCTTAACGTAATGTGTTTTACCATATTCATTCGCACCATCTTTATTGGCACCAATAGTTAGATTAACGTATTTCTTACCTTCATACTCATAAACGTGTTCACCTATCTTATCCAGATGTAGTGTCATGTTTATAATAGAGCCACCATCATTAAATGTGACCTCCTTTCCATTTCCACAAAAAATTGCTTCTTTCTTTTCCATAATAAAAATTTTAATTAGTTAATAGTTATATAAATAAATTATTGTACGCCCACGTGTCATCAACACTCATCATCTCAGAGATTAATCTAATCTCTTGTGCTGAGAATGTATCAGGAGAACCCAATCTCTTTGATATTGTTGGTCTGGACACGCCAACATATTCTGCTAGTTCCATTTGTGTAATTTTTCTTGCTCTTAATTCGTTTTTTAGTTTCATGATTTAATAATTTTAAAGTATTGATTCAACATAATAGTCATTAATTTCTTTTTCTTGTTTTATGAAATAGTGGTCATAAGTAGTTAGAAGTTCTTTATATTTATTTCTTCCACCACCAACAAATTCGTCTCCACACATATATATACCAACATCAAATGGTTCTGATTTTTCTATAACAATAAACCAAAACTCATCAGCACCAAAACCATCCATGTAAAATGCAGACTGTCTATCGTAACCATACTTGTAGCAAGAGCCCATGAAAGACCTTTGTGTGTGGTCTTGGGTTGTTTTTATATCTATAAGTATTTTTCTCCCATTCTCTTCTTTCACGTAGTCTGTTTTACCCTTACAATAAACACCAGTATCTTCATCAACCCAGCAGTTAACAATCTCTGCTTTACCATTAGATAATAGGTTTACAATTCTTGGTATAGAATAAAGTTTCTCTCTCATCTTTACTAAAGCCCTTTCCTCTCCTTTGGTTATGATAGTTTTATCTTCATTGTTTAATTTAAACTCATCCCAAGCCTTACCCCTTCTTGTTCCATCATAAGATATTACCTGCTCTTTATACTTTTCTGGTTCTAATATATTCTGGTGAAAAGCCCTACCAAACAATAAAGCATTAGTGTCATCCTGACCATATAACCTATAATGTTTTAGTTTTGCTGGAGAGTGTGCTAATTTACCTAACTGAGAATTAGTTATAAAGTTCTTATCCCCATAGTATAAGGTGTCGCTCTCAAAGTCCTTTATGTATTTATTAAAATCCATACTATTGTTTTTCTATTTCGTTCATTAATAACTTTCTTTGGTCTTCAGTCATTGAGTAGTTATCCATTCTTTGTTTTACAACTAAAGATTCACCATCTCTAACTGCTTTCATCATAGCATCAAACTGGCTACTTGTTAAACTTTTCTTACTACTTGTTGCTTTTTTTTTAGGCAACTCTGTTTGTGCAATTGCGTTAGCAACCTCATGTGCTGAAGCAACTTGACTATCAATTCCTATACCAAAGTTCGCTAATGCCCTGCCCCATGCTGAAGTTTCACAAACCTCAACAAACGATGTTTTGTTTATAAAGTTCGCTGACCTAACTTCATGTGCGTGACCTGTTGCTATCTCTACACCACCATGACATATAGTAGCCTTA